TGGTGCTAACAAGATGATTTGTAAGAAGGTAGACATCGTTCCTCTGGAGGTTATTTGTAGGAATCGTGCTGCTGGTTCTATTGTTCGTGAGACAACTCTTCAAGAAGGTTACTCACTACCACATCCTATTGTTGAGTTCTTTCTAAAGGATGATACTAAGCATGACCCTCTACTCACAAAAGATCGTGTGCGTCTGATGGGATATAATCCAGATCCTTTTATTGAGATGACCCTACGGATTAATGATTACCTCCGTCAGATGTTCTACATCTTGGGTATTGATCTGGTTGACTTTAAAGTTGAGTATGGTTATGATGCTCATGGTGATTTGTATCTTGCCGATGAGATCAGTCCTGATAGCATGAGACTATGGAAGATTGGTACTGATGAAAGATTTGATAAGGATCTGTTCAGGAAGGATGAAGGTGATATTGTCCCTGCCTACCGTGAGATCCTTGAGAGACTACAACCTCTTGCTATTCAATGAAACATCACATTCCTGATGAGATTAAGAAGAATGGTTTTGCTTGCTTCACTAGTTTGAATCAAGCAGAGCGAGCAGTTGTTATGTTTGGTGATGAAGCATACCGTGAGTCACTAGACCTTGAGAATGATGATGCTGAGTGTTGGAAGATACCCAGTGGAGAGTCAACAACCTTTGTTGGTTGGAATCCTATGTGTGTCCCTACCATGGATTACATAGTATGGAAACTACAAAACCGTGAGAAAATTATTAAAGGAGAGATTTATTAATGGATTACAAAACTGCTGGCGTTGACATTATTAAAGGTCGATCTTTCGTAGAGTATCTAAAGGTATTGGCACCTAAGATTGATGGTGGGTTCAGTGGAATGATGGAAGTGCCATCAGGATATGAGAAACCTGTCTTAGTATCTGGTGCTGATGGTGTCGGAACTAAAATGAATATCTGTAGGATTGCTGATGATTACACCACTATTGGTCAGGATCTCGTTGCTATGTGCGTCAATGACGTTATATGTTCTGGTGCTAAACCATTATATTTTCTAGACTATATCTCTGCCAAAACATTAGATGCTAACGTAAGTGATATTGTGTATGGGATTAATGTTGGTTGTACAATGGCGGGGATGGAACTGATTGGTGGTGAAACAGCAGAGCATTTTAGAACAAATGACTACGACCTTGCTGGTTTCTGTACTGGTGTTGTAGAGAAGAATCAGATTGTTGATGGCAGTAACATCCGAGCAGGTGATGTAGTCATCGGTATTGAGAGTAGTGGTGTTCATAGCAATGGATATACATTGATCAATGATATGCTCTGGAGGAATTATATTTACTATAAGGAGATGCCTGAGCTGTTGGTTCCAACTACCATCTATGCTCGTCTGATCCAGCACCTGTTGGATGAAGTTCCTATCCTTGGTATGGCACACATTACAGGCGGAGGATTGCCTGAGAACCTCCCACGATGCCTTCCAAGGGGTCTTGGAGTTAATGTTGACTATGATGCTTGGGAGAGACCAGAACTCTTTAACAAGATCCAACAGGCAGGAGACATTGCTGAGGAAGAGATGCGTAATGTATTCAACCTTGGTATTGGATTCTGTTTAGTTGTACCACAAGAGGTAGTAGAACATACTCAGACTATTATTGCCGATACACCATTTGGCATGAGATCATGGGTCATTGGAAATATACATACACTTTAAAAAACAATTATGCAAGCAGTAATCTATTCTAACGGTAGTCAAGAGTGTGAGCGCATTGCCTCACTACTTAAGTCAATGGGTGGGGAGTTTCTAGAGTATAAACTTAACGAACACTTTACTCAAAGAGCGTTTGAAGCAGAGTTCGGATCTGAAGCAACCTATCCTCAGGTATCTATTGGTGCCAAACATCTTGGTAACATGCATGATACACTACACTATATGAAGGATGCTGGGATGCTTGTGGCTTGACAGTATTCAAGAAACCCAGTATAATAACTATGTTGAGGATAAAGAGGAGCAATGGCTTTAGGTAAACAAGTAGAAGAGAGTCTCGCAGAGGCTACAGGCAGTCTTCGCAACGCATTATCATATGCTGCTAGACAAGAACGACCGATTGTGTGTAAACAGATTGCCAATCTTATCACAGAAATTGACAGTATCGGTTCATTTGATGGTATTCTAGACAAATTAGAGGAGTTTTCCAATGAAAAAGACAGTTAAGAAGATCGACAGACACGGACATGAAGAGACTTGGGAGTGGGAAGAGACTCCTGAACTCAAGGCATTCATCAAGCAACAGTCAATTATCAACCTAAGTGATCGTCCAGTCCGAAACGCCTAATCCGTGTTATAATATACGGAGTGCTTCCTTAGCAATCTGGTGAATGCAGCAAACTCATAATTTGCCTAAGGAGAGTTCGATCCTCTCAGGAAGCATGAGACGGGGAATGAGCTCGCCCGCGACGGTGCTAACCACACTGTGATCTAGAGAGTTGGTTACTTTCTTTTTGCTCCATTACAAACTGTCAGTATACTGGGTGTGATGCCCACATAGCATACGGATAAGTGTAATGCCTTGCGAGTATGGCGGAATCGGTAGACGCACCAGACTTAAAATCTGTTGAGAGCAATCTCGTGGGAGTTCAAGTCTCCCTACTCGCATCCTGTTAAATATAACATTAACAGGAAACCATAACATCATGGCACAGTTCAGGTATACAATCACACGTAAACATGTATTTGTAGATAATGTACCTGTTCTGATGTACTATGTTGAAAGTATGCCATTTGCTTTTGATGTCCTTGAAGACGAGGATAAAAATGATAAGTGGATATTGGCAGAGGCAGCAATGAATCAAGAATATACTCTTGAGGATATCTTCAAATATTCTGATTACTTAATTGCTGAAGAATGCCACCCTGTATTATTTGAATTAGATCTTATTAATCCTGAAGTGATGCCCGATGAACACGTTTCTTGAATTATTTGAGGGAACTTTTGCTAACAAACGTCAAGCACAAAGTCATCCTACTCGTTATGCTCACATTCGTGTTAGTCATCGTAAGATTGGGGAGACTCGATTTTATGGAGAACAGGCATACAACTATCAATTAGAACGTCCATATAGACAGTTTGTAATTGAAGTAGTTGATGAAGGTGATCACCTTAGACTTAAGAATTATGAGATCAGAACACCAGCAGACTTTGTTGGATGCAGGAACCTTGATAAACTTACTGATGACCTCTTGACATATCGAGAGGGATGTGATAATATTATCAAGGAGACAGCAACAAAGACATTCACAGGTAAGAATGATACTTGTGAGTGTTATGTAATGCGTGGAGGAGTTAGAACTTATGTTAATAACGAAGTTCTTCTTACTGAAACAAATTACCAAGTAATGGACCGTGGTCTTCATTCAGAAACTCATCAAAAAGTATGGGGATCTGATTACGGTCCATTCAATTTCACCCGTATGGGGTTGTAGCTCAGTTGGTTAGAGCGCCTGCCTGTCACGCAGGAAGTCGTGGGTTCAAGTCCCATCAATCCCGTATGCCTCCGTAGCTCAGTGGTAGAGCAGGGCTTTTGTAAAGCTCAGGTCGCAAGTTCAAATCTTGTCAGAGGCTTTGGGTAGGTGTCCGAGTGGTTAATGGAGGTGGACTGTAAATCCACTGGCTCTGCCTACGTTGGTTCAAATCCAACCCTGCCCATCCCAATCCTCCTTAGCTCAGCGGTAGAGCGGTTGACTGTTAATCAATTTGTCCCTGGTTCGATCCCAGGAGGGGGAGTTATGTATAGAACAACTTATAGAGAACAGTTTAGTTACATTTACATGTGTTTTAAAGAAATAGCATTAATGCTTATTCTCAAAGATAGGTACAGACCCCGTTATAAATAAATCCTAGGATAAAAGATATACCGCAGGGTCAGATTAATCATGCCATTAACACGTCTGGATAACCTTATCAGCAGCAAAACTGGTAAGTATCTTTATGTTTCTCCTGATGATTTCAACGCTACAGATGCGTTATCTAATAGAGGTAATTCACCTGTAACGCCATTCAAGAGCATCCAACGTGCTTTTCTAGAGATTGCAAGATACTCGTATCTTCCTGGATTTGGTAATGATAGGTTTGACCAGTTCAGCATTATGCTGATGCCTGGTATTCACTACATTGATAACCGTCCTGGTCTTGCGGATACTACCAATATTGATATATTTGGATTTGATCAATCAAATAATGAGTGGACTGATAATTCCATTCTTGATATTTCCAACCCTGGTAACGTCCTTTATAAGTTTAACAACACTGAGGGTGGTGCTATCATCCCTAGGGGTTCATCGCTGGTAGGTTATGACCTCCGTCGTACTGTTATTCGCCCTCTATATGTTCCTGACCCTGCGTCAGTAACTGTTCCTCGTTCTGCTATTTTTAATGTAACTGGTGGTTGCTACTTCTGGCAGTTCACTATTAAAGACGGTCAGACTACTGCAGAATCTCCTCTTTTCAATAGTGTAGATGGCACGGGTGAGGTTTATTATGATCCTAATGATTTCACCAAAAAGGTTGCTCCTAACTATTCTCACCACAAACTAACTGTATTTGAATACGCAGACACAGAAGAGTTGTCGCTATTCTACAGAAAGATTGCTAAAGGTTTCTCTGATTATCAACCCACAATTGATGATCCAGGTGAATTTGATTTACGAGTCCAAGAGAACAGAATTGTTGGACCTCTATCTGACTCTAGAGTTATTGAATCTCTTAAGTTAAATGATGCTACCACAATTCCAAGTCTTCCTGCATCCACAACTGAAGTCCAGGTAACAACTAAGGTAGACCACGGATACTTTGCTGGTCAGTTTGTTGCTATCTCAAATACTGAGATTGATACCGTTCTCGAAGGTATCTTCCCAATTAAGACTATTGATCAAAATGATCCTCGTAAGTTTACTTATGAAGTTGCTGAGGTTGTTAGTGCAATCGGAACAGGTATTGCTTCGGGTCAAACCGTTAGTGTAGACACTACTCCTTCTTTAGGTTCTAATGCACAGACGCTCGCTGAAGTTGATAGTGTAGAGTCTGCATCTCCTTATGTCTTTAACTGCTCTATCCGCTCTACGTGGGGTATTTGTGGTATCTGGGCGAACGGTCTTAAGGCGACAGGCTTTAAGTCAATGGTTATCGCTCAGTATACGGGCGTTTCGTTGCAGAAGGATGATAGAGCATTCATCCGTTATGATGAGTATTCTAACACTTGGAACCAAGCATCACTAACTGATGCATTTGCGACTGTTCCTTATCACACCAAAGGTGATGCATACTGGAAAGATGAGTGGAGAAACTTCCACGTTCGTGCATCAGAAGACGCATTTATTCAGAACGTTTCGATCTTCGCTGTTGGTTTCGCTGATCACTTCCTAATGGAAAGTGGTGGTGATATGTCCATCACGAACTCAAACTCCAACTTCGGTAATACATCACTTCATGCAATTGGTCATAAAGGATTTGCCTTTAACCAAGATAAAGCAGGTTTTATTACTGACATCATTCCTCCAAAAGTTATAGCGGAGACTGCAGCAAACACCAAGAAAGTTCAATACTACACCATTGATATTCAAGGTAGTATTCAGGATACAAACAACTTTACTAAGTTGTATCTTGGCAGTGAAGATATCATCAATCCAATTGATCGTCCTGCTGTAACTATTGCTGGTTATAGACTTGGTTCAAAGAGTGATGAAAAACTATATGTAAGATTAGATCCAGCAACTGCTGGTGGCACTGAAGAGTTTAATGTAAGTCTAGAACCAACTGGTTTTGTTAAGTATATTGCTGCTCCACAGATTCTAAATCCATCTGGATTTGCAATCAATAGTGTATCTGCCGATGCTGCTAACTTGATTGAAAGCAACCGTCGCATGATTCAAGAGGAAGTCTTTGGTTATATCCTAACAAAATATCCTAGACTACAGAACATTTCTTATGTTAATCCTGGTCGGGATCCTCAAGCGAACAGATACTTTGATGCTCGCAATCTGATTATTGACAATCGTCAACAGATTGTTAGTACCGTATATGGTTCAACTGTTCAAACGTTTGGTGCAACTGCTTTAACAACTGATGAGATTGGATTCATTGTTGATGCAATTGGAGAAGACTTAAGAGATGGTGGAAACTATAATACTATCGAAAAAGTTCGTGAGTATTTTGAAGGTGATGGTACTCTTTCACAAGGACTTCTTGGATTAGAAAATCAATACATCTGGGTATTTAATAGGTGTCGTGATGAGTGTAAGAAAGCAGTCGCTAACCTTTTAAACGTCAAGGCAGATCTTTATGATCCAAGTGGAACATTACCTGATCTCTCACTCAAGACGAATAACCCTTGTGGTGATATCACAAATGGCAAGACAGGTTCTCAGGCAGAACTAGATGGTGATACTACAAATGGTGTTACTATTGATCTTTCCAATAAAGATGCTAACAGATATAAGACCACTTATAATCTAATTGAAGCAAACAAAGAATTTATCGTTGATAATGCTTTAGCAGAGATCGCAGTATATCATGAGAATTTTTACTTCCCTGGTGATCCTCAAGAAACTGATAGATCCAGATATAAGAATGCATATCGTTTTATCAGAAGAAACACTGATGATATCATCAACTATGCTATTAACGCAGTCAATACACAGTACCCAACATTCAATTATCCCGGTGGAAGTGATGCAAAGTGTCGTAGAGATTTAGGATACTTTATCGAAGCTGTTGCTATGGATATTTTCCTGGATGGCAACAACTGGACTTATAAGTTTATTTCAAGATACTTTGATAGTAGTGGTAATTGGGTTACTGGTGGTTTACAAGGAGAAACTGCTCAAAGCAACTGGGCATTTAACGCTGCTAGAGATTATATGCAGTTAGCAGTCTCTAACCAATTAACTAACGGTTATCAAGATACACTTGTTTCTGTTGGTGAAGCAATATATGGAGATGGACTTGGTGATCTTCCAGATAATTTAGACCCTGCCTCTTGTACTGATGTCCAGAATGCAATTGCTACTTTAACTACAATTGTAACTCAGGTTGTTTCTGATAACAATATTGAATCACTAACCGACCCAAATAATGCTAACTATGTACAACTAACTGCAGGTGTACAATCTATTAACGAAACTAAGTGCCGTAGAGATATTGGGTACATAGTTGGAGCAGTTCAGCAAGACTTGTGGTTTGGTGGCAATGAGTATTGTGTCGCGATGGCAAGAGGATACTTTAGCAAGGATGGTAATCCTATTCCAAACGGACTTCTTGGAGAGCAATCACAATCGATCACGGCATTTGCTCGTGCTGCTGATGCAATCAATCGTGCTATTAATAACCAATTACATCAAAAAGACTCTACAATTACATTAGATCAGGTTGGTGATCCTGTAGTTCTTGGTGATACTTTTGCCACTGCTTATAATCAAGTAATGACAAACAAACAGTTCATTGCTAAAGAAGCATATGATCGTATGTTGTCTGACTTCCCAACATATCAACCACAGGTTACAAATACTGAGCAAGATTGTTTAGATGATGTTTACAATGTTCTTGACCAAGTTCTTTGGAACGTTAAGTTTGGTGGAAACAGCAAGACATATGATGCAGCAGAAGTATACATCACAAATATTTTTGCAGGTTTAAATCCAAAGAGATTTACACCAGATTCAGCAACATATGATCCAGCAACTGGAATTTTTGAAATTACTATTCCCAATCATGGAATGGTCGATGGAAACTACATTAAGATTGCTGATAATAGTATCACGTTTACATGTGATATGGATGGTAATAACACTCCACATGCTTATCCTCGTATAACTGATCCTGCTTCTGATACTTGGTTGGAAATTATTACATCAACAACCAATACACTTACAGTTAATGTAGGTGCCAGTGCTCCTGGTGATCAGTATGCTCACACATACATTGGTTCACTTCTCGATTGTATTCTTAAAGGTGAGTCTGTAAGTACGTTCCTTGATCCTGAGCGTGATGAAGCACAAAGAGTATTCGCTTATGCCACTTCTATTGCTAGAGATGTAATCAGAAATCGTTTTGTATCTGGATTCGGTACTGATGTTAATGGAAATCCTGTAGATACATCACCAAACAACCCATTTACTCAGAAATTTGATTTAACTATTGTAGAAGATTGGGATAGTCCTAATTATGGTCCCGCTTCTTGTGCTGGACCGATTGCTGCTTTTGATACTCTTATGGGTATAATTGTTCAATCTATTGGAACAGATGGTGCTTCCGGTACACTTACAGCTACTAGAACAGAACCAACACAACCAACAGAATACACTCTTGGAAATTGTTCGGATGTACTTCAAACTGTTGATACATTAATTGGTATTGTTAATGATATTGTACAGTCAGGACAGTTTAATCCACCTCCAATTGATCATGGAGAGTGGGATTGTGCAAATGTACGTAGTACAATTGAAAACTTATTTGATATTGCTGTTGATGCATTCACTAGCAATGATCTGAGCGATCTGCCAGTAATTAATCGTGGTACATTTACACTAGAAGCAGAAGCTTCCAAGTGTTTCCGTGATGTATCTTACATTGTTGACGCTGTTGTTAATGACCTCAGACTTGGTGGCAATATCAATTCTGTGCAGGCAGGTGAAGCATACTATGTTGGTAATCAATTAGATTATATCGATGGTGAGAAGACAGAAACTATTGATGCATGGGAATATGTAAGAGACATGGCAATTGCTGCCATGAGAAACTTTGATTTCCTTGCTTTTGATGCAACCACAGTAAGTGGATCTTCAATTGTTAATATTGGAGATACTCGTGGTGTTCTTATTGGAATGCGAGTTGCAGAATATAATAATGCAGATCTTGTTAATCCTGCATATGTTAATGGTTTGCTTCAACCTGGAGCATCTTTAGTAGTTAATAATATTTCAAATAACACCTATGTTAAGTCAATTGTAAGTAGTACTGAAATTGAATTGGGTGCCATAGGATCTAAACTAAACGATGGTCCTAGTGTAAATGCGCTACAAACTGGCACACTCGATCTATACTTCTCATATGAGAAAGGATCTTGGGCAGATACACTACCGAAAACTGTAACCGTTGGTCCAGAAGCATCTGGTCCTGATGTTATACAGGATACTGAGACTGGTCAAGTAGCTACTGATCCTGCTACAGGTCTTACGTATCAGAAGAGAGAATGTGCGTCTACTGCTGATGCTATCGATACATTAATTGGAAACATTACTACCATTATCAACAGTGGTGTTGATAGTGTTTCTAGGCAACCACAAACAGCAAATCTTTCTTTGTTTGCTTCTAGGTCTACAGCATTCTCGATCAATACAACTGGTACTGGTGCTTCTAATCCTCATGATTTTGAAACTGGAACTCCAGTAAGACTTGTTCCACGTCCTCGTTTTGACATTAATACTGGTAAGTATGTTGAAGTAGATAAGCGTTTGGTTAGACTTCCTAATGGATTTTCTACTAACACCACATACTATGTAATTGCTCCTGGTAGAAGAACTCAACCAGAAGATTATAGCAACTCTACATTCTTTAATGGTAGTGATCAGACCAAGTTAATGTTAGCAACTTCTAAGGAGAATGCTGCAGCAGGTATATACCTCTATTCTTCAGAAGCAGACAGTATTGATCCTAATGTTGAGATTGATATCTATCAGTTTGTTTTAGATGAGAAATATGATCTTCATAGTTATACTGCTAAGATAACTACTGCAATCAATGCTGGTATTGAGACTAGTGTTCCTCACGTCTTTGATGTACCATTTGCATCTGTAACTCCACATAAAGTTTTCTTTAGACAAGCAGAAGGACAGCCTTCGCTACCTGAAGTATCAACAACATATGCTGCAGACGCTGATGTTGCAGTACAAGACACTGGTGATGTTAACTATGGTAAAATCAATCCACAAATTGAATTCTTTGCTCGTTATCAAAACGATAAAGTATTTACTGTCCATAAAACTCATGCAGATGCAATTAACAATGTAAATCCAATTACATTTGTTTCTGGTCAAACTATGAAGTTTGATATATTCTCCAACAAACGCAGAAGTCCTGTTAAATTTGATCCTGCATTCTCACGCTTAACAAATAAAACTGGTAAGTGGTATGTAAATTGTAAGGACGAAGGATCCAATAACGTTCTTCAAACAGTTAGAGAAACTAATATTCAATGGAGAATCAAGCAGTCTGATTTAGCAGACAGAAACAGATCTACCGACATGTGGTTCACACGTTTGGAAGATGAGCGTGGAGCAGACGATAGAACATATAAGATTCGTTATGTTATTCCTAAGTATCTTGAGAATGCAAGAGATCCTATCAACGGATTTGTTATTAAGACAAGAACTGATGATACACGTAAGTTAGTACCACAGAAACTTTTACTAAAACCAGTTGTTGGCAGTGTTTTTGGCGCTCGTTTTGAAAACCCAATTCAAGCAGGTGAATTCATTGGAAACTCTGAATCTGATTTGTCAACCGCAGGTCTTAACATCGATGCAGCATATGATCCATACTTGAATCCAAAGTTTGCTAAGTTTAATTCTGGTATTCAAGCGACAATTCAATCTGCGCGTTATGTTGAAGACAATCTAGATCCAACAATTGAATATCTAGAAATGACTGTTTTTGATCATAGTATTGATACCGTCAATTACTCTGGTTTAAGAAACGAATCGTTTACTACAGTTAAAACCAATGCACCACAAGGTGGTAGTTGGACAACTAACAAGACAGAAAGTGTTAGTAATAACCAAGTCTCTTGGTCTGGTAATTCTACCGGTATTGCTAATATCCATGCTTACATGACTGTTAACGGTGAGCATTATCTCATCCTTAAAAATATTCGTGGTGGCAAGTTAGAATTTAGTGAATATTATAATATTAAATTCCAACAGGGAAGCACGTTTGCTGACATGCTTGAAGATCAAGACATGGGCAAATCGCTACCTCTAAAAACACAAATCCGAAAAAATTATCCCCAGTATTATTACAAGCAAAAAGGCGCTAATGTCTATACTATCACTCCTGGTGATACTATTCAAGATGACTCTGGTATTGAATATTATGTTGATTCTGTTGCAGATGCTGGTGTTATTGAGGATACGTTCTATGTCTTTAGTTATGAGACACTACAACGTAGAATCGCAGGTCAGCAAGATGGTGTTTATTACTTAAGTTGTTTACGTGGTAATATCTCTCCATTCCCAACAGGAGCTGGTGCTGGTGGAAACTTTAGAAACTATAAGTTCTCTCAACCCGTCAGCAGATTGTATCCTTTGGATTACAAGAATGATCCTCTCTGGTTTAAGAAAAATGGTACATCAGCAGAAGAATTAGCACTTGCTGTACAATCGATCGATCCTCCTTCAACATATTCCGCTGCTGACAACTATATCCATGGTCTTGTATCTACAAACGATTATAAGAACTCTGTAACTAGAGAATTAGTTGAAGATTTTGTTAATCAACCTGCATTTATCACTAATGATTACAGTGGGGCAACGGAAATCAAAGCACAGGATGGCAATGCTACTTCTGGTTCTGAAGATCGTAAGATTAGAATTTCCGGTAATAGTGAAGTTCTAGCAGATCAACGCTATTATGTTGAACTTAGAAGACCTTCTATTGCTCGTGCTGGTAATCACACGTTTGAGTATCTTGGATTCGGTCCAGGAAACTACTCCACAGGTCTCCCAGCGCGTCAGGAAGTTGTCTTAACACCTGAAGAGGACTTCTACGCACAAAGTAAGAAAGAAGACGGTGGTATCGTCTTCTACACGGGTCTAAATTCCAACGGTGATCTCTATATTGGTAATCGCAAGATTAACGCTATTACGGGAGAGGAAACTTTCCTTGAAGCAGCAGTTCTTGAGTCTAGTGCAGATGATGATGAGGATATTGGCAACTTAGTTACCACTTTCGATACTCCTGTAACGTTCAACCAGAACATCACAGTTGTTGGTGGTGATGGTACTCAACAGAACGTATTCCAGTCTCCTCTAATTGTTTCTGTTCAGGATAACGATCTAACTGAAGTTCGCGATGTTCTAATCATTCGCTCTAATGTATCTTCTGTTGATCCTATTACAAATCTTGAGCAAGATGAATCTCTTGATAGAACTGCCTTTAAGGTAGTTAATGATGGAGATATTCGCATCAGTAAGAATAGAATTGATGCTGCTGTATTTGGTTGGAATGCGAGAGGAACAGGACAAAGTTATCAGATCCAAACTCACACTGCTAATGGTCTTCCTTCTAATATCACACCAAACAATAACTCTTTAGTTGCCTCTGGTGGTGATAGAGTATATGTTAATCAGTTTGTTAACTATAATGGTGTTGCTGTTAAAGCAGGAGATATTCTTCTTAAAGGATTAGAAGTTGGTAAGTCTGGATCATGGGGTTGGATTTACGCAAATTACTACGAAGCTATTCCTCAAAGCAATATTTTCACTATTGAATTTAATGGTACTAATGTTGTTAAATTGACATTTAAGGATCAGGGAGTCAATCTTCCTAATTCTGCAGTTGGCATCACTTCTGGTTCTCAAATCAGAGTCAATAACTATCCAGATTCTAGATTAAATTCTGTCTGGCAGGTTTATAGTCCAAATGGTGATGCATTCAATCCTGCAAATAACTATGTTCACTTCCAAATTATTGATGCAATTCCTGTTAATCTCTTATCTTGGAGTGGATCTGGTGGTGTAACTGACGTTCCGGTTGGACAGGTTGCCCCATCTATTGATTATTCTAACTCTAACTGGAAAGAAGTTGGTGTTGTTGGTGCTGAAACATTCAGAACTAACACTGAGATCATGGGAGACTTCAAGGTTGGTATTAACACTCTTGCTCGTTCTGCTCATATTGCATCTCAGAATGGATTTGTCTCTCCCGAAACTGATCCAAGAGCAAACCTAGATGTTGTAGGTAATGCATTCATCAGTGGTAAGAAGATTAATGACTACTTGAATGAGACTACAGTTGTTAAGACTGAAACAGATCTAGATAATGCTTTCTTAGTTGGTGGTGATAGTTCTAATATAGATGACGCGGCAACTCTTCGTGTCATGACCACAAATGGTGGTAGACTTGGCATCAATACTACAGTTGGAAATACTGTTAACCCACAATTCAACTTAGATAAGACTCTAACCGTTATTGGTACTGGTAGATTTACTGGTGATGTTGAATTTACTTCTGACATTCAAGTTAATGGTGGTGATCTAACCACCACAAATAACACATTCAACTTTGTCCCACAGAATGCAAATATTCTAAACTGGGCAGGTGAAGGTCAGATCTTTAACTTCTTGAACAACACAACTGTTGCTCAAAGTATTAACATTGCTAACTCTTCCCCTAACCAAACGATTCAGATTGGTAATGCTGCAACAACAACAACTTTAAGACTTCATAGAAATTCTACTGATGCTGTAGTTGATATTGCTAGTGTTAGTGATGATGTTACTAATAAGTGTGAAATTACTCTTGGTGGAGCATGGGGCAATACCGCATCCTTTACTGAAATTGGAACCAGACAGACTTTAATTGCTGGTGAACTTGAAATTGGCACACGATATGGTGCTGGAACAAGCACTTCTAGATTGTTCACTCAAACTAGAACTGTCAATCTATTTGATGGAGATCAAACTAACACAGTTAATCTTGCTCTTAACGCAACTACGTTCACCATGGGTTCAACTGGTGGTTCTACCATTATCAGAAACACCCTGAACGTTCTTGCTTCAACAATTGTTGAAGGTAATATCAGATTAGACGGTGGTTTGAACGCTGGTATTATTGAAATTGTAAGAGGTAGGTTTGGAACGACTATCGTTGCTCATAATGTTGGTGGTGTAGAAAATCCAAATATCGATTTTTACAAATATGAATCTACTGGTAAGTTTATTGATACTGGTGGTGTTGCTGCATGGGGTTCTAATTCCTTCTTGTTAGCAGGCGGACAAATTGCATCGATTGATAATATTATTAATACTGGCGCTACGTTTAGACCAGCAGCGACATATTCGTTCTTGACTGCTACTTCTGACGGTATTGGTGTTGGTGCTACATTTACTGTTATTGTTAGATTTGATAATACAATTGACATTTCTGTTGAGTCTCCTGGTTCTGGATATATTGATAATGAAACTATTACAATTACTAATGATCAACTTGGTGGTGGAGTTGGTGGTGGAGACCTTACATTCCAAGTAAATGGAACTAATGATGCTGGTCAATCATATGTTCTACCAATTACAACACCAACTATTACTGATTTCCAAGTTGGTGATCTTCTCTTAATTGATAGAGCAGATCCTACTTCTCCTGATATTGTTGGTGTTGCTCCAAACCAACTAACAGGTTTGAGAAATGAGGCAGAGAGCGAAATTGTTCGTGTTATTGGTCTTGCTAACGTTGCAAACCCTTCTGATCCAAATGGTTATAGATTAATTGTTGGTAGAGGTCAAGAAGGAACAGGAACATACCTCAATCATCCAGATGGTTGTGTTATTGCCAAACTAGTTAAGCAGTCAAATGCTTCTTATATTACTGGTTCTGACCTTGACTTTGACGATCTGATTGATGTTCCAGAAAATGGAATTCCTGCTACTTCTGCTGATGCAAGAATTGGGGTTGCTGAATTTGGTGGAACTATTTCCACTAGAGATTTCATGAGGTTATCTTCATCTGAATTTGTAAGTGTCAAAGAACTAATCAGCACTTCTCCACAATCCTTGAGTGTTAATGATGGTGGATCACCCGCTGCTGAAGTATTCAAAGTAGAATCTACTACTGGTGATACTTACATCTTCGGTGATATCCTTGCCGGATCTGGATTCAATAAGTTTACTGTTGATTCTAACACTGGTAATACTGACATTGCTGGAACTCTAACTACAAACAATACTATTACGTTAAGAGGATCGACTTTTGCTGCTCAAGATGGTGAACTGTTTAAGTTAACTCCACAAGGTAATACAGAGTTCCTAACTCTCACTAATGGCGGTAATTCTGAGGTTAGTGAGTCTGTTACTTTCCAAATTGATACTGCAACTGGAACCATCTTAAGTACAGGAGGAATGAGATTCTTTAGTACAGATTCTTCTACTGGTGATGCTGATCTTTCTTCTCCAAGACTTATATTTGATAATTCTTCTGGAGACTTGACAGTCTTTGGTAAGTTATCTGCTCTCGGAACGGGAACTTCTGAATTCGGTGGATCTATTAAGATCTTTACAGGTGGATTGGATATCCAATATAGAGATTCTAGTGGTGATCAAATTGATAGAAGAACTGTTATTAAGAATAGCAGTGGAGCGGATATGTTCTCTGTCGAAGAAGATGGAGGAATGACAATTGCTCAGATTCCTAATTACATTACTAGAACTGGTGGTGCTAAATGGGTACATTCAAGTGATACTGTCATTATTGCCGAATCTAATGTTAACTACTTTGTTAACTCGACAGGTAATACATTATTCAAATTGCCAGGTAATCCTCTAATTGGAGATACCATTCGTATTATAGATATTAGTGGATCTCTAAGTTATAATCTAAGTCTCGTTATTAGAGCAGTAGATGATGTTAAAGTGCAGAATGAACTTTCTAATACAGGAAGTGCTGCTCTTGGCGGTGTTTCTCCTTCATCCTTCGCGGGATATAATGGCGGAGAACTAATCGTTCAAACACCAAATGCGGCATTTGGATTAGTTTATGCTGGTGGCGTAAATCCAGATGGAAGCGGTTCTGGCGTTCCGTCTGCCTTAACAGGTTGGTACTTAACCGAAGTATAATTAAATGTTCTATCAGAAAACAAAAACTATGAAGGCAGCGGTGATGGGCACCATCGCTCCTTGGTCTGGGGCACTTAGTGAAGTGCCTAAGGGATGGATTTTATGTGATGGCAGTGCTATCGAAGCAGACCAATTTCCTCTTTTAGCGCAAGCAATTGGGGATACGTATAATCAAGATCCAAACGCATCAAATTTTGGAGGTTCTTTTCCAAATTATGACGGCGATATTCTTCTACCTAATTTAAATCAAGGTAGATTTTTGATGGATATTGAAGAAACTTATTTTGGTACTAAAAATAATACTATTGATGATGATGCTGACGCCAAAAATATTATAGCACCGTTTATTGGTGTTAATACAGATACTGCTGCTCCAACAGTGTTTACTGATGTTTACACTGATGTTGTATTCACTTTAAATGATAGATTAGGATATAGTGGTAACATTGCCGGAAATACTATTATTCCTGGAGATGGTGAAAAAACCATGTATATTGGTGGAAGAAAGTTAGGTCATACACACATCAGGCAACATAGTCATGGTGGAAGTTATGAAACTATTAACGCCAATCCTGCAACTAAACCAGGCATAGGAGCTATTCCTTGGGACAATATTGAGATTGATTGGACACACGGTGCTTGGGATAACACTGGCAATCCAGCAGAGTCTGATGGATTCATTGATGAAATTTACTTTGAGTATGAGCAATTTTATAAAGGTGAAACACTGCGAAATAACAGCAGCGATTTTTCTGCTTGGACTAATTTAGGAACTGGATTTGGTAGTGGTCAACCAGGAAGAGTGGTGGGTGGAGTGACATCAGAAAATCCTCCTGTTAACCTTTTTCCATTTCAACTCGATAGATCTCCTATTGCTAGTAAAGGTCAATGGATTTATAATCAATTAGATAGTGATGCTACTATCGCTTATGGTAGAAATGGAAATAATATTTCAGTCCCAGTTGGATATAGAAATTTTTATCAAGATAGTCCAAGTTTAGGAACTTTTGGAACTTTGATCAGTAATCAAGGATCTGGGTGGACGGATAGTAGTATTCAAGCACATTCTCATGAACCATTTGCAATTGTATACAAGCAAGCAAGTTTAAAACCACAATCTAGATTAGTTGCTAGTGTAAATATTCCAGTAAACACAACTCTCGATAATGCTAGTAATGTAGGGGCATTGCAAATAGATATGAATACAAGTCAACCATCATTAACTGTAGTGTACATTATCCGAGCATACTAAAATGGCAAATTACACAAAAGAAAGATCGCGCTATGGAGGGATGGTAGGAACTATCTTAATTCACACTAGTCCCAGTTTAGGAACAGTTAATGACCCAAATAGTGTTCAGTTTAAAAAGGAATTGCCAGCTGGATATCTTAGATGCGATGGATCGATCTTCAATGCTCAAAGTTATATTGCTCTATCAGAAGTTCTTGGAGTTGGTTCTGGATCTAGGTTCCGAAAAGACAATGCTATTATTAGAGAACCGGATGAAGCAGAAGGAGATTTGGGACAATTTCAACTTCCAGATCTAGGTTCTAAAGTTATCATTGGTGGAAGAGGAACTGGTATATACAACAACTTTACTATAGACAGGGGAATAACTGAATCTAGTCCAACCACAAGAGTTGGACCACAAATTGAGGTTGTTTCTAACTCAGGAAATAGAATTTCTGCCAACTATATTGGCAATGTTCAGGTAAATGCTCAAAGTGGTATTCAAATGTTTGGAAATCCTAGATATACCATTGAAAGATCTACTTCAGAAGAAACTCTTACGATTGAAAATTTTCAGGGGCATGCTCACCAAGGATCTCAGTATTTTCTAAATTATACTACTAACCATAAAGTAGGTGGAACTGGAGGTAAGGACTTTGGTAGATTTACTGGTAATAGTGGCGCTGGACATGAGTGGGGTTTCACTAATCAAGCAGGTCAAGAATCAGTTCACTCACATAATATTCTTAGACCAACAACTTATTCCCATAATTTTGAATATCAATATTCAGAAAAACAGGTTGATATGAGTGAAGTTTCTGCATTTGTTGACGTAGATATTAACGATACCGAAAAATTGGATCAATTAGTTACACCCTTTATGTTAGTAGAATATATTATTAAGTTCTAACATGCCAATTTCAACAACACTATCTGACGGACAGAGTTTTACTATTCCGATTAATGTAGCTGAATTACAACTCAGGTTATGGGGTGGTGGAGGTGCTGGAGAAAATGTAAATGCATCTTTTACCAGAACTTCTGGAACTGACGGTGGAGATACACAATTTTTAGGAATAAAAGCAACTGGTGGCACTGCTGGTAGAATCCCTGGAGGTGGTGGAGGCGGAAGTGGATCATCGGTATTTAACTGGTCTAACTACGGAGTTTCTGTTAGTACATACAATGGAAGTTCTGGAGGTTTACCATCCCTAGGATATGGACCTACTATTGGTGGTTCAAGATCTGGTGATGGTGGACCAGGAAATCCTGGTACGTATGTATATAATTCATACGTTTCACATTCATTTAATAATACCACTAACCAACATACATTTCGTAGTTATAGCTCTGACATTCAAGTTTATTACGCTGGATCTGGTGCAGCAGATGGAGTATCCTGTTCAAATAGTACATCACTAAAACATTATGTTATCTATTTCAACAATGCTTTTACTAGCAGTAATTACAGTATAAGTATTTACAACGTTGCTCAACAGGCTGCTGGTGGTGGCACCGGAGCCCCTCCTTATTATAATTCTGGTATTGCTTATAAAACCAGTAGTGGATTTAGAGCATGGTTTTGTCAAGGAGGTGGATTTAATGGATATGTCCGTGGTTTTAGTATCCAAGCTAGTGGACAAAAAGCAGGTGCTCAAGGTCAGGGAGGAGGTGGCGGAGGCGGTGCCTTAGTTAATTTTACGAGACAAAATTTAGTTGATTCTGTAACATACGCTCCTGGTACAACCCATAATGTTGAAGTTGGACAAAGAGGAACTGGTGGTTATCAATTTGGTGTTGCGGGAAGTGTTAAAATTTACATGCTCGTTCGTCCGGAGATTACATTAACTGCTACATCTGTGGAAATAATCAAAGGTTCAAATACAACGTTATCATGGTCAACATCTGGAGATGCAGATACCTTCGTTTGGTTGACTGGAAATATAAACAATACACTTTTGACTAGTAATGTAACACTTACTCCTCAAATAACAACCTATTATAGTGCCCAAGCTTCTGGACTTGGAGGAACATCCGAAATTGCTTACTTGACAGTATATGTTTTTTACATTGCAACTGCTAGTATAGAAGCTCCTTTTGAAATTGACTATGGTGATACTTTGAATGTTTCATTTGAAACTCAATATGCTGATGTGTCGATCACTATTATACCAACATATTACTATATTGATGGAACAAATACTACCGGAACTCCAATAAACATTGATCCAGCAATTACAGCGGAATCTGGAAGACCAGATTCTGATACTATTGTATCTTCAAATCCATCAATTGAAGTTCCTATTGCTTGGAATAACATTGGACCTGAAAGTGTATCAGTTCTAATAACTGCTGCAGGTAGAGGTGGAGTCGCTAATGATTCTGTAGTGATTCCAGTGAATATTGATATCACTCCGGAAAATTTGGATATTCCAGAAACTGATGATGCATTTAAAGATCAAGATCCGGTATTTGCTCCAGATACAGATATCTTAACTGAATTACTTTTGATTGATGGAATCGACATTCCAGTTTCTATAAAATCTAATCGACAGGTTAAAGTTGATATAAATCAATCAGGGATCTGGCAAAACGTAGAGGAAATGTAGTGGCAATTATTTACACAAGTAGAAATGTACCTGGAGGCATTGGTGGAGACTACACTAATGGTGCTTGGGGTTCTTTGATGAATAATTACTCCGTTAGATTTACTGGTCCTAATAGTGGACCTGGATCTGCTTATAATGGTTCCACATTCTATTTTAGCGGTAATGTATATTTTCCTTGGAGTGGAAACTATGTAATTCGTGCAGCTGCTGATAACAGTGGATCTCTTACTGTTGATGGTAGAGGTTGTAGCGTATCTGGATACGGTGGTCAAGGTACTACTGTATTTTATGCTTCGCAAGGAACTAAGAGTTTAAGTGGTAGTGTTTATAATGCACCATCAGCGGATAGTTTTAGTAGCAATCCATATGGCATTGCTTTCACGATTGATGCACCAGCTCGACCACCAGCACCAAACGTATCTATTAGTAGAAGTCCTAGTACAATTATTAGAGGACAGTGTTCTACACTCACTTGGAGTTCTTCAGGTGTTAACATTTACTACCGTAATATGTCAAACATATCATCTGCTGCGAGTGGTAACACACAGGTATGTCCAACTAGTACAACAACATATTTCTTTGATGTTCGTGGTGAAGGCGGTAATACTTATAGGACTGCGACAGTTACGGTTTATATTCCGCCCGTACTGTATATAAATTTAGCGCAATCATATATTATTGCTGGCGCTTGTGCTACACTCGATTGGTATACAACTGGAGATGCTAGTAATGTTATTTGGACATCTGGCAATATTAGTAATGGAAATGTAACCAGTACTCAACAAGTATGTCCTGCAACTACTACAACATATTCAGCGTATGCTACTGGATTAGGTGGAACTAGTCCTTCAGCATCAGTTACGCTTACAGTATATCAATTACCAGTAATTGAAGAGTTTGAGGTTCCTGTATCTCTTAATTATGGAGAGCAAGGAATTATTACTTATAAAGTAAAATATGCTAATATTTCTGTAAAAATACAAAAAATTTATGAGTTCAATACTTACAATTCGGATCAAGGAGAGACTTCATATGAAGCTTCTGGATCTGCTGAATTAAACGGACCTAATGCTACAGTCGAAGAAACTAATCTTAGCACTAGTATCACATATAATAATTTTGGTCCAAGATTTGTAAACTATATCCTGACAATTCAGGGAGGAGGCGGATCTGTTTCTCAATCAAAACGAGTAGAAATTTTTATTGATGAGAATCCGGATAACATCAACATTGATGAGACTGATGGTTTATTTAAAGATCAAGAACCAGTATATACACCTAATATTGCTCCAAACGATATTGTCGAATCTGATCTTTATTTAATTGATACCATAGATATTCCCGTTGAAATTACGGCAAGTCTACCTATCTTAGTAGATGTTAATCAATCTGGGCAATGGTCAAATATACGAACAAATGGTTCTCCTCCACCACAAGGAAGTAGTACTAGTGAACTTTTGGAAAATAATGAACATTTAGATAATTTAATTGAAATTTCTGAAGAAGAAATTGAAGTTTCTTCCAATACTACTGATTTGGTATCTACAAACATAGATGAGGATTTTGGAACTATAGCAACGCAAGCGACTGCATCTTTCGGTAGTAGTAGTACAATCATTAAAGGACAAGGTGCATCTTTTAGTTGGTATTTGACTGGTGGATATACTTCTGCATCAATTAGCGGTTATGGAACACTTTCCTCATCTGGATCGGCAACAACTTATAGTGTGCAAAATATTAGCAGATGGTTCAGTACATCTCCTGCTCCAGGTGATCACATGTGTTCTCCATATAATCCTGGTGGATATTCTCGGGAAGGCACTCTATTCAAATCGTTTACTACACAGGCACCAGGTACATTTTTTGGATATGACAATGAAAGTGGAGTTAAACCATATGCGAGTATCGGATACGTATATCCAAGATATTCATCAGGTCATCCTGTAGGTACAACAACTATTTACGAGAAAATTGATCCTAATGGTGGTCCTCCTAATGGATTTGGAACAATTTGGACGACAAATCCTAGTGGCGAAGGACCATATACTGGTAATGGACCCAATACTGGGTTTAAAGCACCAACATCAGGATATACGGATTATTCTGGACTTATTTTCAGTGGCAGTGCTACAGTATATCCAACTAGTACTACAACCTACACTTTATCTGCTTATGGATCTACTGCTGGATCATATTCAGCATCAGTTACTATTACTGTATTAATACCTCCTATTTTTTATATCTCTGTCAGTGTACCTGCTATTATTGCAGGTGGCGTAGCACAGTTATCATGGTATTATACTGGAACCGCTAATAGTATTACTTGGACATCTGGTGGTATTAGTAATGGAAATCTAAGTAGTAATCAACCAGTAAGTCCTGCAACTACTACAACATATTGTGCTTATGTTAATGGACCAGCTGGAGCATCACCAGTTGCTTGTGCTGTTCTTGAAGTTTATCAAATTCCTACGATTGATTCTTTTGAAGTACCATCGACTTTAAACTATGATGAACAAGGATTAATTTCATTTAGTGTAAGTTATGCTAATGTTTCTATTAGTATACTGAAAGTATATGAGTACAATACTTACAATAATGAAGAAGGAAGTACTTCACACACAACTTCTTCTACTGCACTATTAGGTGGTACTGGAGCTACAGTTGAGGAAAATGATATTGACACTAACATTACATATGATGACTTCGGACCTAGATTTGTAAATTACATTTTAACAGCTACTGGACAAGGTGGAACATCTACAAGTTCAAAGAGAATCGAAATTGTGATTGATGAAGAACCAGATAATATTAATATAGATGAGACTGATGGTTTATTCAAGGATCAGGAACCAGTATATACACCTAATATTGCTCCAAACGATCTTGTCGAATCTGATCTTTATCTAATTGAGGACATAGATATTCCTGTTGAAATTAAATCAAGTCTGCCTATTTTGATAGATGTTAATCAATCTGGGGAATGGAAAAAGTTGAGACAGACAGGATCACCACCACCGGCAGGTTCAGATGAGTAGGATAAATAGTAGAACTGGAAATGTATCTATCTAGGAATGACGTATTCACACTCAACCACCCCGTTGTATGTTTCTGAGGGTGATTATGTTCAGTTTAGGTTTAAGGCACCTCCAATATGGGATTATTCCGAAACTGTTACTATTTTAATTGGTGATCTTGTTCAATACTGGGTTATTACCACAGTTCCGGAAGATTTTACGCCAGATCCATTTCCATTTCAAGCATATGTTGATAATG